CTCCGGTGACGTTCACGTCTACCGAACAGATCAACACGTTTATTGAACAGGCCGAGCAGCGCATCTTTAACACGGTGCAGTTGCTTGATCTGCGTAAGAACGTGACGGGTAACATGACGGCAGGTAATAAATACCTGTCGGTGCCTTCAGACTGGCTGGCCAACTTCTCTATAGCTGTCATCGACGCTGATGGACGTTATGAGTATATGCTCAACAAGGATGTAAGCTATATCCGGCAGTCGTTTCCGAACCCAACTGTTACAGGTATACCTACACACTACGCCTACTTTGATGAGAACTCGTACATTCTTGGGCCAACACCAGATGAAGATTACGTAGTCGAGCTACATTACTTCTACTACCCAGAGTCAATCGTAACGGCTGGCACTTCTTGGTTAGGTGATAATTTCGATAGCGCTTTGCTTTACGGTGCGCTAATTGAAGCGTATATCTTTATGAAGGGCGAGCAGGACATCAACGCTGAGTACCAGAAGCGGTACACTGAAGCGATGGGGATGCTCAAACAGCTTGGTGAAGGTAAAAACCGTCAGGATATGTACCGGACGCCGCAAGTTCGGTATCCGGTTAGGTAGGAGATATAGATGTTTGATCCCGTTTCAGGCACTATTGGTAACGTCATGGTTATGGCGACCCAAGGTCGTGGGTCCACGCCGGAGGAAGTTGCCGAACGGGCGTTAGACAAAATTATCTATGTGGGTAGCGCAGCACATCCCGCTATTCGTGACCAAGCTGAAGCTTTCAAAGACAGCATCCGTGCTGTTCTGGTGCACTACATGCACGAGGCCGTGCGGTCACATAACGTAACTCTGGTAAATAAATTTAAACAGGCGGGGTATCCAGAGCTTACCTCGATACTCGACACATAAGGAGGCCACGAAATGGCAATTACTCAAGCAATGACCACGTCGTTTAAGGCCGAGCTTATGCTGGCCGTACACGATTTCCGCGTAAGCGGCGATACTTTCAAGCTGGCGCTATACACTTCGTCCGCTTCGATTGACGCCAACACCACCGCATATACTGCGTCAAACGAAATTACAGGTACTAACTACACTGCTGGTGGCGGCACGCTCGTCAATCTGGGCGTCGTTACATCCAACAACAGCGCGTCTACAGGCACAGGCTTCACAGACTTTTCTGACCTGACTTTCGCCAACTCGACCATTACTGCACGTGGCGCACTTATCTATAACACCACGCCATCAGCGCTTTCTAACGCTGGGGGTACGCTAACGAACGCTGCAGTTGCTACGCTAGATTTTGGTTCAGATAAAACCTCGACGGACGGTGACTTCACCATCATCTTCCCAACGGCTACTAATACCACCGCTATTATCCGTATCGTATAAGGAAGACCAATGCCTTTAGTCGTTGCTGATCGCGTCCGAGAGACTACCACTACCACCGGCACGGGGACCATAACCCTTGCCGGTGCTGTAATTGGCTATCAGTCTTTTTCCGTAATTGGCAACGCTAATACGACATACTATACGATCAATCTGGATAGCCAGTGGGAAGTTGGTATCGGTACGTATCTCGGTGCTGGCCCTACGCTTTCCCGTGATACCGTACTAGAGTCCAGTAATGCTGGTGCGCTCGTAGACTTTGCCGCAGGCGTCAAGGATGTGTTTGTTACATATCCGGCAGAAAAGTCGGTGTATCAGGACGGCGCGGCTATTGCCGCAGGCTCTGCAGTACTTCCTATCGCCAATGGCGGTACAAACGCCACGACCGCTGCTAATGCCTTGACTTCTCTAGGTGCGTATCCGGCAGCTAACCCAAGCGGGTTTACCTCTAATACTGGCACGGTGACGTCGGTAGCTGGAACGGGTACTGTTAGCGGACTTACACTTACAGGCTCAATTACAACGTCGGGTTCTTTGACTCTTGGCGGCACACTAGCCTTAACATCGGGTGAGGTAACTACTGCCCTTGGCTTTACACCCTATAGCGCTGCTAACCCAAGTGGATATCTATCGACGGTTAACCTTGCAACAAACGTAACAGGCACACTGCCTGTCGCCAATGGCGGTACAGGCGCGACTACGCTCACGACAAATAACGTCCTTTTGGGTAATGGTACAAGCGCGCTTCAAGTTGTTGCGCCGGGTACTTTAGGTAATGTATTGGTCAGCGATGGCACAACATGGGTTTCACAGGCACCAGCCTCATCGGGGGTATCGCAAGCACGCGCTACTGCACTGGCGATGGTCTTCGGTTTGTAATTAAGGAGATATTGACGTGGCAGCGCCGAATATAGCATCACTCACAACGATCACGGGTAAGACGACGTACTTGACACCGGGGGGCACGACAGCCCTTGTTCTGGTGCGGAACGCGGCGGCATCTAATACGGTGCTGAAGATTAACCAAATTGTGGCCGCCAACGTCAATGGTACCAACGCTGTGGACTGCACGGTCTCGATCTACACCAACGGCGCAGTGGCACCGGGTTCAGCGCCCTCAGGCGGCACGGCCTTCCCGATTGCCTCTACGGTCTCGGTGCCTGCTGACGCTTCTCTGATTGTGGTTGATAAGACGACGGGCCTCTATCTTGAGGAGGGCACCAGCATCACCGTCACTTCTGGTACCGCCAGTCAGATTGCTTACAGCGTTAGCTACGAAATCATGGCGTGATAGTAACTTATCAAGAACTCGCCGGTAAAAGGAACTTGCCATGACAAGGCGATATCGCGGTAGTTTCGTTACTGCCAACCCACCTGTACCCGCTGGTTCGTTTCAGAACAGCGCGGCTGGCGGTATCTGGTCTATGGCTTATCAGGCACAGTACCGGCAGCAAGGTCTGTGGCCGATAGCTGGCAACGTGAATGATGGCACTGTAGCTATATTTGCATTGGGGTACGGTGGATGTACCACCAACAACAAATATACATTTTCTGGATGTACTGTCAGCGCGGCTACATCATTTGGCACATCTGCACTTTTTCCTTCGGCTGCTGGTAACAGCACCGCTGGTATTTTCGCTTTAGGATACTGCAGAGGAGGTGCGCGAAGAAAGTATACGTACGTTGGGTGTGTAGTCAGCACTGCTGCCGGAGCTACGGCTGCCGCTTATAGTGGTTCGGCTGCGGGGAATAGCACGATAGGTATTTTTCAGCTCGGGTACGGGTGTTTCGGCGGGTTTCTTACAACACGTAATAAATATACTTATGCAAGCTGCACTAACGGTTCAGCTACTGCTGCTACTGGGTCGGCAGGGTTTAATCCGGCTGCCGCCGGTAATAGCACAGTAGGGATATTTGCACTGTCCTCTTGCGGTGTACGCAATAAATACATCTACGCAGGTGACGTTGTATCGGCTGCAACCAATGCCGGTGTGTGTCAACAATACGGTTCAGCCACAGGTAACAGTACCGTGGGTATATTTGCTTTGGGCCGCATTAACTATAGTTGTCGAGTTGTTACAAGGCAAAAATACACATATTCAGGATGCACCGTTAGCGGAGCGGGCGCAGCCACCGCAGCATCAATGGCCGGTGCCGCTGCTGGTAACAGCGTAGTAGGTATATTTGCGTTAGGGTGTACGTATGTGGGCTGCGCCTTTTGCCCCTGTACTTGTACCTTTTACCCTGTTTACTCATATACAACCACGCGCGACAAATACACATATTCGGGGGATAGCGTCACTTCGGGTGGCGCGGCCACTGCGTCGTCAGCCTATGGCGGAGCGGTATCTAACGGCGCAGAAGGCGTAAACAGGTAATTCCCACCACATCGTAAGGAGCAAAACAATGAACAGTAAGCCGCATCGCAATAACTGCGATTTCCAGTTAAAGCACTTCATGGCGGGAAGCTGCCACACACCCGACGGCGCTTGGGCGCTCTTGCACGACCAGAAGATAGACATCGGCGTCAAGATCGAGCACTCAAAGGCGCAGGCCCTACGCCGTCAGGCTAAGGTTCTCTCAGCAGAAGCCGTGCTGGCAGACGACGCGTCAACGCCAATCGCCCGGCTCAACGCGGAGGCAGACCTGCTGGAGTGCAACTCAGGCACCGAGGGCTGG